TATCATTAGTTCTTAATACAGATAACAATTGTCTGCTTTGAGAATAAAGCAAATAATTCATTGGCTTCATTTCAAATTGAAATGGCTGAACAGTAAGAATTTCAGAAGTAGCAATTCTTTGATTTCGACTTAATACTTGACCAATAAAACGATGATCATTAATAGATACAGATTCAGAATTAATAAGTATTGTGGTTAAAGAAGCCATAATTATCTACTTTGTGGTAATGATCTATTGGCAGATTGATTCGCTGACCAAACTGCTTGTTTATTTTTAGCTAAAAATTGAACTGCTGATTGCGTATCAATAGCACTCATATTTTGCACTACCGGTCCATTATACACCACTTGTGGGCTTCCACCCATTGCAGAACCCAATTGATGATTAGGAATAATTGTGCCAGATGTTCTAGGAACAAACAGTTCCGGTCCTCTTTCACCTACGATTGATGGAACACCCATTGGTGGAACACCACCATCAGCAAACAATTTAAGACCACCTAAACTTGGTGCAGTAGTAAATAAAGAACCTAATATACTGCTACTACCACTAGATACACTATCACCACCAAATAAATCGCCCATTTTTAAAAACTTAAAGATTTTAGAAGCAATTAATCTAGCTTCAATTCTAGCAATTTCGTCAAGAATAAGATTTGCAAATGATCTAAAGTCTAATTTGCCAGTTCGAATAAATGTAGCAATTGCATCTTCCATGCCATGTGCCATTGTGCTAAATAATTCTTCTGAATTTTTAGCCGCATCTTCTGCATCACGCACATATTCTTCATAAGCTTTTTTCCATCCATATCCAAATGAATGTTGTTCTTCTTCAATCTTTTTCTTTCTTTCAATTCGTTTCATTTCTTGTTCACGATAAATTGCTTCAGCTTCTTTATCAATTAACAAACCTTTTTCTTTTTGTTCAATAATTTTCTTTTCAAGTTCAAATATGTCCATTTGATATTGGCGTTCAGCTTCTGAAGCAAAAACATATTTTCTTTCAAGTTCTAATTTTTTTTCTTCATATTCTGAAGATTTCATTATTTTATTAAATTCATAAGCTTGGCGTGCTTTATCAACTGCTTCGGCTTTTGCAAGTGCTTTCATTTTCTTTTCATGTGAAGCGTCAAAATACTTGCCACCTTTTTCAAATTCAATTTGCAATTTTTCTGCCGCTGATTGAACTTTACCAATGCTTCTTGCTTCTAATTCATAGCCTTTTGTTTGTTGATCTAATGCTTCGTTAGCCCTTTTAATGCTATCCATTAAATCAATTTGGCGTTTTGCTTGCCCCGGTGCCGCTGTTCCACCAATGCCTGTTAATGCACCTGATACATTAGTTGCACCTTGAACTGATCCAAATTCAGGTGTTTTAACTTGAAGATTTTTAATGCCTAATTTATGTAATAAAACATCTAAATAGCCATATTGGGCTATTAGATCATCATTCATTTTTTTAATTTCATTGCCATGCGTTATATATTGATCAGCCCAATTTGCAATCGCTTCTACAATACCAACAGTATTTTTAGCAGTATTAACTTTTAAAGTTTGTGTTGCTATATCTATTTTGTCGTAAGCTAAACCAATTCTTCTAAAAGCATCTTCAGCATCTTTAAATGAATTTTTGTTTTGATCTAAAGATTCAGCAAGACCTTTAATGTCCACGCCTTTAATAGCACGACCAAACATATCCATAGCCATTGCATTGCGTTTAGTTGTATCTTCAATGCCAGCTAAAGATTTGACAGTTTTTTCAAATAAATCTTGGGGGGAAAGGGTTTTTAAATCCTTAATTGAAACGCCTATTTTGAGAAAAGCTTTTTGTGCTTTATCTGATCCAGTAGCCGCTTCATCAACCTTATTAGAAAAGGCTGACATAAGTTTAGCACCATCATCAGTATTTCCACCATTGATTGCCAATGCTTGCGACATACGCAAGACTGACTGAACAGACATATCATTGGCTTTTGCTACATCATTTATTTTATCAGCATAATCAGCGGCAGATTTAGTAGCACCAATAAAAACAGTCGCAACTGTAGCCATGCCCAATTTTGCACTTGAAGCAAAGCCTTCTAATCTTTCTTTAGCTTTACCTAAACCAGCATTAAATTCGCCAGCATCAAGTCCAAGCAGAACTGCTAATCTTGAAATAATTGCCATTATTTACTTTCAAATCTATCCATTTTAAAGTCAGGTGCTTGTGATATAAATCTTAATAATGAATCGCTTGCATCAGCTTTAACTTCATTATAAACATAATCATAAACACTACCCAAAACGCCTTTTAATGTATAGGGTTGGCTATTATTTCCTCGCAAGTAATTAAAAACGCCTGTAACAAGCATTCCTTGATTCACCAGCAAGCTTTTATTTCCAATTAACCCATCAGCATACATGACCATAATATCGTTCATTGTAGCTTCATCTAGTGCGTCAATATCTTGTATTGTATGACCATTAAAAACCATTGCTGAACGCACTTGGGTTCTTAATGATCCAATTACTTTGACCTAATTTCCTTATAGTCTGGGGCTATAACTTCATTAATTTTTTCAACTAAAGTTAATTGAATTGCCAATGGAAATTCTATTTCTACATCAGCATAAGTTAAATCTTCTAAACTTCCAGTTTCAGGAACTAAAAATTTAATGTATTCGGTAATACGATATTGTAAAACATGCTTGTTTCTAGCGGCTTCTCTCATTGATCTGCCTTCTATTAAAATATCGTTATCTTTTACTTCAATGCCATCATCTTTATCGTCTTTAAAGTCCTTTATCATATCCTGATAAATTTCATCAACTACATCTTCATTTGGGCTTTTGAAGTAATTATAAATTGCTTCTATTTCATTAACTGCTGGAACTCTTACTTTAAAAGTGTGTCCACCAAGTTCAAATTGTCTAGTTAAAACTGACAAACGATTTTCTTCATACTTTTTACCTAAAGCATTTCCAAGCTTACTCATGTCTTATTCCTTTATTTTGTTGTTGATAAATTTTTTGCTTTAAACTTTGCTATTTCCTGTGCTAATAACATTCCAGCTAATTCTGTCACTTGCGTTTGTTGCGATTCCAAAGATACTCTTAAAAATGGATTTGCTGATCTGTTAGCAGTTCCAAATTCAGTAGCAATTGCTCGTGCATCATAAAAAATATCTTGGCTTGCGTAGAATTTTTTGCGTTCACGACTAAATGCTTTTTTATCACCTTTAGACCATAAATGCCCAAATTTAGCATTAACTTCTCGTTTTAAATGTTTGGGAATTGGTCTAGTAGTAACTTTGGCAATAGCAGAATCTGTAGGCTTGACATAATTTGATCTCATGTCTTTAGCAGTAGGTTTTCCAGACCATATAGTTAAAGACCTATTAAGCATTCCTGTATCACTATGTTGTGCAGTTAGCATTTGTGCAACTGCTAATACAGGCTTCATGGCTTCTCTAGCCACTTTAGTTAAGATGCGACTTGTTTTTTTGGCATCACCAACTTGATCACGCAAGTTTTCAAAGACTTCAAGTGTTTGGGATAACCCTTTAACTTCAAATCTTGTTTCCATTAATCTGCCTTAATTATTTTTTGATAAATGGCATTATTTAATTTAACTGCATAATCAACGACTTCTTCAGGCGAAAGTTTATCAGCATGATTTTTTGCAATATCATGTGCTAAAGCAATTCCTGTTAAGCGTTGTTGGGCAAACCCAAACCAGTTCTTTTGTCCAGAACCAGCTTGGGATACCAAATAGCTTAATAAATCATCATTAGATTTGATCTGTGTCGTCATATTGTTTTGCCTTTTCTTTTGTTATTTTTTCATAAGGATTAACTTTTGCTAAAGCTTGTAATGCCACATATTCAGCACTATCAGGATTAGCTTTTGTTAAGGCATCAGCAACTTCTTTTGCATCGACAGGCAAACCCAAAGCTACTGCATCAAGGCTTTGATAGGTGCTTGTTAATATTTCAATAGCTTCAGATAATTTCATATTTAATCCTTATTAAGCAGTATTAGACCAACCATATTGATTACCTCGTGGGTGAATCGTGAATGTGCATTTAGCTTCAGCAGTAGGATTGTTATCAACTGTGAATTGGCTAACACGACCATTAAATGCGTAATAAACAGTGTTTGTGCCATCAGTAGCAGAAATAACATAAGTTCTGTCAATTGTGCCATTGTAAGCATCACCACGAACCAAAAGAAGATTAGTATCGCTTGGATTCCAAGCCGCTGTAATCGTCATTGAAGTAGGTGCTGATTGTGTTGGGATTTTATCAGATTGTCTTGAACCAGCCACATTGAAGTTAGCAACTGCGTCATCTTGACCAAAAGCTGGAATAGCTTCTACTGGTAATAAATTACCTGAAACTGCAATAGCAGAAACTGAAGCTAAAACTGATAAGTTAGCAGTGCTTAAAGGTGTTGGTGTTGAAGTAGGTTGTAAATATAGTGATGCACTAAACCCCGGTAATACTTTATTTGGTAATGCCATAATTATTTCTCCACATTAAAAAAATTAAAAATTCTTATGTTGGTATGTATATAGTGCAATCCATAAATATATTAAATAGATTGATTTCATTGTCGTATCCATTATATAACCACATTACATCAGCTTTAGAAATTTGGAAGCCATAAGTTGCACCACCAAATAAACCTGAATACCCATGCAATGCCTGTAAAATTTGATTTGCTATCAAAAACCCATTTTCCATGCTTCCACTAAAAACACTTATTTGAAATACTGGACTATCAATACCTTTTACATTTTGATAAATACCAGTATAAACATCCTGATGAACATTTCTTAATTGCCATGTTACAAATTCAGGTTGTGTAGCAAAATTTCTATTGAAATTAGCATATACAGGAACAGGGCTTATTATAGCACTTAATTGTGCTTGTATGGCTTTTGCATACTGATTTACATTTTGTTGGGTAGCCATTTTAAACCTTTGTCGCTGGGTCTGATCTATAACACATTAAAGTAACAGACATTCTATCGTTAGATTCAAGAACATCAGTAATACGCCAGTCTTTGCTACGCCAAGTAATTGAATAAAGATTTTGATTATCCACAATGTCTTTCATCCAAGGCGTGTAATTCATTGTGAATTGAATTAAATCTTGATATATACGATATCTTTCAGTAATAGCAAGCGAATTTTTTACATCAGACACTAAAGGTCTAGTTGTAAATTTCTTTGT